TCCAAATTCAGCCACATAGTTTGCATATGTGCCTTCACGGTATTTAATTGGGGTTTCACCTTCGGCAGTGTCGTATTGCTCTTTTACAATAACCCCTTTATCTGGCCGGATATGTTTACGGTCTACACTGTAGAGAGAAAGCAGTTTTATTTTTTCGCCAAATTGTATTTTTTCTTCTATGCCCAGCTCGGCTACAGTAATACCCCATAGCTTTTGCAGCATCATTTCTTTAAGCAATTGAATAAACCGAGGGCTTTGGCACAATTTGCTTATTTCATCATTCTGCACTCCATTTTCACTAAAACACCATTTTACATTGGTAATGTTCTTTTCGCGCTTATCCCATTGCTCACTCAAATGAGGGTCAAGCATGGCGCTTTCTCCAATATTGTATATGTCAACCCGGTTAGGATTGTACATCATTTCTGCACCTTCCAGGGCACGGTTCCAGTCAAGGATTGTAAACTGTGTGCGCAATGGTGGCCGGGCAACTACAAAGTTTTGTATTACTACTGGTTTGTTATTACCTGGTGTTTTTGTTACAGTACTCATTACCGTTATATGGTTAAATTATTAAAGATGGCCCGCTTGCTGTGGGCGGCTGCTACCGTATCTAACTTCGCCCGATTGGTCTGGTGGAATATCTGCCGGCGGCAGCGGCAGATTGGGTACCCGCTTCCCATTCTGAACTTTATCAAGCCACGCCGTAGCCAGTTCATATCGGCGTTCGCGCAACGCTAAATCAACAGTAACATTGGAAAGCTGTATAAAATGCCATACCGCAATATCTTTTACATATAGCAATACAATGGGGTTGCGGGCGCTGCCGGTAGCTGCAAAAATTGCATCTCTGTCATATTTGCTCAATGCTCCCCAGGCCTCCTCAATAGCTGCATCTATTGCCTGCTGCATAAAGGCTGCATCTGAGCGACTTATTTCATCTTGCACCTCTGGATTGAGGTGGCTATTAATTTCTGCTGGTGTTAGGTACGGCATTATAATGAGTGTTTATGCGCAGGCCGTTGGCCATGTTGTATTCCTGCGCTGGTTATAATTTTCTGGTCAATAATAAATTTTGCACCCTCGGATGCATCGGGGCCATCATCGTGCACACGTGTATTACCGTACGAAAGGCTGGTAAACTGGTTATCCAGCAACTTCATGTGCGGGTCAGTTTTTTGTGCCTCATTCAGGAATAGCCTGCCGGTTCTGTTAAGCGGCTCCAGTGCGCTTTCTATGCGGGTTAATTTGTCTGCCTTGGTTCTGGTATCGGGAGTAATGATAATGGCACTATGCAGCTTTTTTAATGTGCTCTGCACTTCGTTGCGAATAATGTCTTGTAAAAAGTTTTCTTCCGCAGTCCAAAAGATGCTGGTTTGCCCGTTAACCCATTTTTCGATTTCTACAAGTCCCTCCGCAAATTTGCTGGTGCTACCTTGCAGCATATGCGCTTTTAAAATGTGGTATTCAGATTCCTTTTTTCCCATTAACACGGCCGCCTTATAGTCATTCTTTTTACTATCCTTATAGCTAAAATCAATATAGCAAACCAAAAATTTGTAATTCTTTACTATGCCCATGCGCTTGTAATGCATGGCGTCGAAAATTGTTCCTTTGGTAATGGGGTTATTAAAATATTCCTGCTGCTGTGCCTTATAACTTTTTTGAGACAGAACTCGGTCTATATGGTCTTCGCTGTTCTTTTGCGGCCATGTTGATTTACCATCATCATCCCGAATATTAATAATATCTACATGGTCGGCAAACTCTTGTGCACGTACTACACAGCAATCTTTTGCAATAATGTTTCCGCAAAATATCACGAGCGTGGATTTGCTTATGCTTCGGGTACCAATTGCAGCACCTTCTATCCAGTCCCAGCGCTTTTGAATAATATCCGGATTGCGTACATCTTCGTCAGTGTCCAGGTCATCAAACAAAATAACATCCGGCCTTACCTCTTCGTTTTTTGTACCGCGCGGGCTTTGGCCTGCACCCACAGCTTTGAATTTTACACCGCCTTTGGTTGAGAACTCTCCTACAGCCCACTTGCCAAAGCGTTCCTGTGTACCATAGTCGTTAATAATGCGCGGATTACTGTCAAGCATACCGCGGTATGGCTCCAGCAACTGGTCGGCGTTCTCTTTGTTATTACTTACCAGAAGCACGTACTTCTTTTTGCCGGTAAGCGTGAGGTATAAAATTTCAAACATAGTACGGGTGGTCTTCGCCAGCTCACGGCTCCAACTTCTTACTTCGTACCATTCAGGATTATTGATTACACGGCGAGTGGCCGCTTTATGAAATTTAGCAGGCTCTGCATAACTGTATTTAGGGAAGTAATATTTAAACCACTCTTCGGTATCAGCTTCCAGCAGTGCCTTACGCTTTTTCTTATTGGCAATGGTTTCTGAGGTGTCCACTGGCGTGGATGCCTTTATGCCATCCCGGAAGTCTTCCCAAAGGTTGGTTATTTGCTTACGCGTTAATTCCTGCATTACAATTCGTATTTTAAAAGTTCCTGCATAAAGCTGTCTAAGTAGTCAATCAGCTCTTTGCTCTTTTCAAAATCAATTTTTTGAATATGCAGGATTAGTTTGCGGCATACCTGGTATGCTTCTGTATATCCTATTTCTGTTTCCAGCTCTTTAATGGCGCTTGAAAGCTTCTTAATAATATCTGCCTGGGCACTTGTGGGTATACCTTTTTGTTTGGTAAGTATTTCCTCGTTAACAGCAGCCCACTGGTTATGCAGGGATATTAAATTTTCTTCGCGGGTTTGCTTTATGCTTTTGGCCTTTTGCTCCCAATTATATTTTTGCTTCCATTCCGTAATGGTCTTTTCCGCAACGCCTACTTTATGGGCAATCATGGTGCGCGTATAACTGCCGTCTTTAAACAACAGCCATGCATATTCAATCTTCTCTTTTGCGGTCAAACTCATTATGTATTTTTTGCTTAAGGCAAAATTGCCCTAAAAAATGGGGTGTTTGCAAATGCAAAAATCATCATGATACAGGTTGACAACTATGTCAGTACGTTAGTATTGCCGCCACTAATGTTGCATTTGGATTGGGGTAAGCATGCACGTTATGTTTGTGTTTCAATAAGCGAAAGCAAAAAAAAGAACATGGCATTAATACGAGGAACAAGACGGGCTATAATAACTGATGAGAGTGTTAACTCTTATAAGTTTTGGACGTTGACCTCGGGTATTGACATGTCGCTCTACACAGAAAATCCCATTTTGTTATGGATGCATAAACGCGCAGATGAGGTATTGCCGATTGGCGTAATGCAGGATATAAAATTGGAAAATGGCGCTTATACTGGTCTGCCTGCATTCGATGATACAGACCCTTTCGCTATGAAGCTATACAATAAGTACGAAGGTGGCATGCTCAATATGTTTAGCGCGGGACTGGAGCCGGTAGAAGCCCAAACATCTGGCAAGTTCTTAAAAGATAAGGCACCCTGCCTTACTAAAAGCCGCCTGCTTGAAGTAACCCTGTGCGATATCGGCAGCAACCGCAATGCGCACAAAGTGAAGCTCTATAATAAGGGTAAAGAGCTGGAGCTTAAGAATGCTGATGAACTCATTAAACTTTTTAACGACAATAACGAAACCGACATGATAATCATCCCCAAAGGAATTGCAGAGCTTTTGAAGCTTACAGACAGTGCCACAGAGGCCGAAGTTATTACTGCGCTGAAAGCTCAAAACGAGCTTGTGCTAACGCTTACCACTGAGCGTGACAAAGCAAAGGCAGACCTGAAATTACTACAGGACAATACGCAGTCGGCCAAAATTATCGCCCTGGTAGATACTGCCGCCAAAGAAAAGAAAATTACTGAGGCACAAAAGCCCGAGTACATCACCCTCGCTACTGCCAACTACGAAGCCGTAGAAAAAATATTCAAAGGGATGCCTGCACATGTAACGCTGCAATCTTCTTTGGAAACTGGCAACGAGGCTGTAAACAGTATTGAACTGGCAAGCTTACTTAAGCTGACCGATAAAGAACTGTTTACCACTGGCAAAAGTGAGCGCCTAAAGGAATTGAGCCTGCCGCATTACAAAACATTCTATAAAAACTATACCGGATTTGAGTACAAGGATGAGGCTTAAGTAAGCTATCCGCACCTTATCAGTTAATCCGTACCCTTTTTAATTTTTTAATCACCCCCCTTTATATGAAAACAGTAAAAGTCTTGTTTGCAATGTTCTTGGTTTTCTTCATCGCTACGCTGCACTTCTCCAGTGCTGTTGAAGCGTTTACAGTAATTGGCTCTGCTGCTGCTATTGCAACAGCATGTATTGTGCCTCCCAAATTCTGGGCAACCGGAAGCCTGAGCATGGGACTGGATATTAATATCTGGAAAAAGTACATCATTGAAAGGCTTTTAAAGGATCATAGTTTTTTAGCCCGCAGCAAAGACGATAGCGGTTATGTATTGGGTGGAGCGGTGGTTTATATACCACAGGCTGGCGCAAAGCCGGTAGTTGTAAAGAACAGGAGTTCTTTTCCCGGTGTAGCTGTAAGGCGTACTGATACCGACATTAACTATGTGCTGGATAATTACAGCACTGACCCCACACATATTCCATGGGCTGAATTGCA